CGCCTATAGCATAGTCCTTGTCCATACGAGAGGCTTGATCCACCCCTCCTTGTACACGTTGTTGCTGTAAGATAGCAGGGTCTAAACCGAATAAACTCATTACGTCGCTAGCCATGATTAACCTACTCCATATCCATTATTATCTGTATAGTCACGCCAAGTGTTTTGACCCCCTATTGTACCAGTACTTAGCATACGATCTCCTACACCTCTTCCACCTAAGCTACCACCTAAACCTTGTAAACCGCCTGCCATAGAGCGACCACGAGCTGCCATCAAACCAGCACCAGTACCATAACTTTGAATTAAGTTCTGCATCGCAGCACTATTGGCAGCAGAACGCATCTGACCAAGTTCACCACCTAGACCTAACATACCCATACCAAGTTGATCAATACCTTGGCCTTGGCTAAACATACTAGAGCCTATACCTATATCACGCTCACGTTGCATCTGTGCTTGGTTGAAAGCATTAGCTCTATCAGCAGCATCCTGTTGTGCAAACGCTTGAGCAAAACCATAACCTTGTGGGCTGAGCTTTCCTGCACCAGTACCAGCTCCTAGAGCTTCACCAGCAACACGTAAGCCTTGTGTACCAGAACCAAACATACTCTCGCCTAACGCTTGAGCTTCGGCTGCACGATTGGCAGTACCTAAAGCACGTTGACGATCATACATTTGTCCAGCTAGTTGATCATAATCACCACCAGCAGCTTGCAGAGCAGAGCTACCTAGACCAAACATCTGATCTTGTTGTTGTCGATAACGAGGATCTAGATCAAACTTAGCTTGCCCGTCCTCAAAGGAGGCTGCACCAGCACCAGTAGTTACACCATAAGGCTTATACTGACCACGATCCCATGCCTGATCGCCAGCAGAGAACATCTTGTCTCCTGCCTGACCTAGCTTCTTTTGTGCTTGATAGGAACCAACTGCTCCTAACAAAGATGGGAGTAAATTCCACATTATAGAGTCCTCTTCCAGAAGTATACAGTTATGTACGGTTGTAAGTTATTATGTGCGTCACCGCTACCCGCGTCACCTGTGTAGGTTGAGCTAGTATAGTTTGATGTAATATGATCAAGCACATTACCAGAAGCAGCATTATAAAACTTAGATGTATCTACCATAGTAGCAGAGTTAGCTTCTACACGAAGGTTGTTAGTATGATCGTGTTCAGGCATTTCAGCTTCTGTAAGAGTATGAGTCTTAGAGCCGCCCGTTTCTTCAACAGTATCAAAATCAATATCAGGAGTAGCAGAAGTATCTACACCTACCAGTACTTTACCAGCTCCGAAAGATTCCCAAGTACCTACACCTAACAAGGTAGCTGGGTTTGTAGCTACTACCGATGTATATACAGAACCTACAGGGTATGAATACCCATTGATTGTAGATTGAGTAGGTACAGCAGCAGTGATTGCAGCAGCCGTGAATGCTGTAGTAGCTAACCTTGTAGAGTTATTACCAGCAGATTGTGTAGGTGCTGTAGGGTTTCCTGTTAAAGCTGCATTATTAGCATTTGCTTTGGTTGCACTAGCTGTGGCGATAGCGTTAAACTCGTCATCAATCTCTGTACCACGTACACGTTTAGCTGCTTGGCCTACTGCTAGGCCGTCTTTAACAGCAAAGTTTGTTGACTTAATATAGTTACTCATTAGTTAGTCCTACCTTGTTTAACATATACGTCAAACTTTTGAATTGATAATTGATCACCTGAAATGTATGCCTCAAAGCCTAATTGAAGAACACTGCCTTGACCTCCTATAGCTACCTTGATACGATCTGTAGAACCACCACCAGTATACTCAGCCGTTCCTGCAACTGTGGTTGTTATAGAAGGATCTCCACTATCGTAAGTATCCCCTCCTACTGCTGGCCCATATTCATAATAGACATCTGCATCTGGATTTGCATACTCAGAGGTACTACTTTGCTTAACAGATCGAATATAGGATCGAGGTTGATCTGTATAATCAGTACCTACTTTAACTACAAACGTCTGTCCACTACCACCTATTAAAGTTACTCCAACAGTCTTTAGTATTTTAGTTACTGTAGGCTGATCAAAGTCAAAGTAGTTAGTGTGATAGGCCATGAAATAAGAAGCACCATCATCTTGATAATTCTGATACTGGGAGATACCATCAGCCATACCAAAGTAGAGAGCTGTGTCTGTAGCAGTACCACATAAGATGGAACTGTTAGGCCATTTAGTTACCCGTAAGCCTCCATTCTCTAAGCGTCCTCTAGTATCAAAACAATACACCAACTCGGCAGCAGGAAATACTAATAGATAGAAAGCATCTACTGGAGAATAGATTGTATTGATATGGTTAGAAGAAGACGATGCTATCATCTCTGTTAGTTCATCACGAACATTAGCTGATAGGTCTGTAATAGGGTTAGATTTCTCTTGTATGACACGATTGAGTGAACGCAAGCCAGTATCCGATAAGAAGAACAAATCGTCTCCTACGGCCTGTATGGAGCTTCTAGACACACAACCTACATTGTCCAGTACTTCCACCACTCGTAGAGTAGTAGGTGTAATAGTCAAGTCTGTATTATTAGTATCTCCTAGAATGACTATACTCTTCTTACAGAACACAAAGACAAGGCCGTTAAAGCCAGCAACACTTACTAACTCGTCACCACCTTTAGTCCATACTTTTCGTAGGTCTAGATCGAATGAAGATCCTCCATTGAAATCGCCATCTAATAAGTTAGAACAATGTAAGGTGTGTCTATCGGCTGCTTCATTACCAGCCCATAAGCGACCATACGCAGATGTAACAAAACTATATTGTGCTGTGCTATGGGTAGAAACAACTAAGGAGTTATTTACTTTAAGCATTGGATGACCAGCTTGAGCTAGGTAAGTTGAATCTCCTAGACTTGCTGCTTGCCAATCATCACCTGTAATAGTAATACCTGTAGTTAAAGCTGTTAGGGTTTCCAGACCTTTGTAGATATCTGTACCACCCCATGAGATATAATCAACATGGCCCGAAGCATCTATGAAGTCATGAATACCTCGGAGGTTTGTTCCCGTACCACCCGATGATGTTTTATAAACATGACCTTTACGAGAACCAAGACGACCAAAGTTATCAATAACACAGTTATCTGCCTGTAAAGCATAACCACTTGAAAGAGTTATACTACTTTCTTGGGTGTTTAATCCAAAAAATCCTGGGGCTGCTATGGAAGAACTTAATAATTGTTTCATGCACTATACCAATCTAACTCTTCGGGGTGTTTGTTAGCATCTAAAGCTATCGCATTAGACATAGCCTTGTTAGCTGCTATATAAGCACTGTTACCTGTCTGTCCATTATCCTCACCACGTTCCTCAACAGCCTTAGCGTAGGCTAACAAGACAACGGCAGTGGAAGGAACAGAAATCCTATCTGTTGGTTCTGTTAACTCGCCTGACCTTTGCACTACGTTAAATCGTAATGTGTAAACACCATCGGGAACTGGATGTAAGTCTACTAAAGTATCTCCGTCTGACGAAACACCATTAAAAGAATAACGAGAGGGGGCACCTGTAGCAGGAGTGTCAGTTAAATATTGCTGGTTAAACCAATGAGCTGTTTCATAACCAACCCAAGAGTTTGAAGTAGCGTTAACAGCATCCAACACTTTAACATTGTTCTGAGTACCATTCAATTCATAGTTAAAGACATCAGCAGAAGTGGTAACAGTAAGAGATGTTCTTAATGCTGACCAATCCCATGCTTGTTCTATTTCTTGAAGAGAATCATTTATTAGGATACCTATAAGAGTAGAGTACTCGTTCTCGGTAGGCGTATCTACTTCCCTTTCGCGTAAGCGTTTAAGAACTGAGTTGATTGCATCTAAGTAATTCATATATTATACCATATTTAAAATGAAAAGTCAACAGTTATTTTCTACTGACCATTGACTGACCGAAGTACATTCCGACAACTGCCATGATTGCATGAGATAACCACTCAGGAACAACGATGCCCTCTAGTGTTATATACTCTGTAACAGTATTAGTGAAGTCAAAGAATAAGAACTTAAATCCTGATGTAATCTCTATAGGAACAGTAGTATGTTGTCCTAAAATAGGAGCGAGTAGAATGAATCCTGCCATAGCCATGAAAGAAATAACGAGAAACCGCCTGATCCAATTAGCATTTGGATTCTGATACTGTCTTGCTTTCTCTCTACTCTCTTCTGTTTTATCATGACGAACCAGAGCAGCTTGCAACTGTTCTGCTCTATCCTGTTGTGCTTGCCCCATCAGTTTAAACACTGCACCGCCGATAGTGCTAGCTAACATTGTTATAACTTCTAAAGGTAGACCAAACATATTAACTCCTCAGCATAAATGCTAGACCAGTAACCAAAGCAGCTATGAGAATACGAATGAACCACTCGTTGCCTCCAGCCGCTTTAGATACTGTGGCCAGTTTAACAGCGTGATTATCAATAGTCTCTGAATGTTTATTGAGCCTACTGTCCTGTGTGTTATTGTGTTTAAGGAGACCGTCAATCTTTGTGTCAATCTCCACTAGTTTAACCATAGCATCTGCTAACTTATCTAGCTTAGCTTCCAGCCTGTCGAACCTCTGTTCCATCATAATCATCTCAGATAGATAGCTGCACCAAAAAGTGCCGCCATTGTTACCAATAAGCCAGCCATAACTTTTATGCCCAGAGTTAATGCTTCTTCTATTGCCGCTGCACGTTGATACTTCTTACGTGCCTGAGCCTTCGCTGCTTCTTTCTGGTCACGGGCAAACTGAGCCTTAAACTGTAAGAAGTCGTGGTAGCCCATCATGGATTGTTTGTTGAGCATTTGCTTTAGCTCTTCTTCCTGACGCATTAACTGCTGTTGAGCTTGGTAAGCTTCCAGTGCGTTAGTCTTACCCTTAGACGCAACCTCCTTGTTAATGGCACTGGAAGCTCCGAAGTAGTCGGTGACAGCGGCTCCAGCATCAAGCAACTCTTTGCCATTACAGAGAGTTTTCTTGATGATAGAAAAGGCCGCATTTGCAGCCATCAACTCACCTAGCATATTCACAACCTCCACTAGACCACACTAGGCAGCTTCTTCCGCTGGTACTATTGCTTCTAATTCTTCTGTGAGAATCTGTACAAAGGCATCTTTACCAACCATAAGTTGGTCTAGGTTAAACTGAGTTGACTTAATCTTTCGATCTAGGTCTGCGCAATGATTAACAATAACCTGTTGCTTCTCAGTCATCTCTTCGTATGTGTACTCAACATCATTAATTACTACAGGCGTTGTTTGTTTCTTGGCCATGATAGTTTGTTCCTTCTTTAAAGTTAGTTTGATTTACCAAGGTACGCCAGCAACAGTAGCTGGAGTCTTTGATTCTGTGATTTGGGCTGCAATACTTTCTTCTAGTGCAGTGATTGCTTCTGCGCCCATTGAGTCCTTTACCCAACCAATAGCATCTGCTTCGGTGATTTCAGCATAGGCTATGTAACCTGCTGCTGTGGGGTCTGGTGTAAAACTACAAGTACCATAAGAGCTACCTGTGTGTGTTACTTCGCCCACTTCTTCTGAGTCACTCGCCCTCCAATGGGCTGTGATAACACCATCGTCTGTAGTGCTGCGCTCTAGTGTTGGGATTGTGTAAGTTACTGTCATGTTATACCTCTAGTGTTGTTATGCGAGCTTCAAGAGCTGCGTTTTGAGTTGATAATTCTTTTACTGCTTCAATTAAATAGGCGATCAATGGGACATATTCAACGGTTTTGTAATCGTGAATTTCATTACCATCGGCATCTTTGGGGCACTTGTGACAATCGCCATCGGGGTCATTGGTCTTCACTAGATTAGGCAGCACAGTTTCAAGCTGTTGCGCGGTCACACCAGCCGTAGGGTTTCCGTCTTTTGTGTAAGTGATACCTTGAATCTGCGTAACAGTGTCTAATGCCGAAGTGATCGGCTGAATGTCCGATTTGAGGCGTTCATCAGAATATGCGCTGAGAGTGCCGTATTCCAGAGCGCCAGCAAAAGTGCCGTTCCAGCACCATAGTTTTGAACTATAGGCTGAATACTCAAGGCCAGCACCCTGCGTGTCAGCGCTAACTTGACCCATCCCTGTATTATCGTTGCTTGACAATAATACCGACCCGTAACCAACAATTGAGCTTGTTGACATTTCGTGCACATACACTTTTAGACCGTTATCGTCTAACTTAACCCTCTCAGTTCCTTGATAGGTCAAGGTTAGAGAATCCCCAGTGGTTGGGATGTTTATATTTGCTACTGTCCCTGTGGAGGGGGTTAGCGATATCCCACCAACATTGGCAGTACCTGAGAGGTAGAGGTCTTTGAAGCGAGAGCCAGTAGCACCTAAATCAATAGCACCATTTGAAGCTGCTCCAGCATCTCTAGGCTCTATTGATGAACCATAAAATGTAATACCCGACTTACCTGTAGCTGGATTGCCCTCAATGTACATGCTTCCACTTGAAGTACCAATACTACCAACGGTTGAGCCGTCTTTGTAGAACCTAAGTATTTCTCCGTCATGGCCTGTTTGATTAAGCATTAACACTGGGTCGGCAGAGTCACCGCCTTGTTTGGCTATTTGTGTCAAACCGCTTGGGCTAACAGAAAAACCGCCGCCAGAAGTATTGTTAAACAACGTACTATCAGTAGTACCAACCAGCACATTACCGCTAGAGTCGATGCGCATGGCTTCATCAAGTGCCGAACCAGTTTCAAACACAATATTGCCGTAACCAGTTGTTGTACCTTTTGACCTGATATATAAATGCTCAACACCCGTTGAGTTATAATTAATTTCTCCATAAGGCGTAGCACTTGGATTGCCAAATCTAACACTTTGATTGCTTTGGTTAGTGTCAAAAATATGCAGTTTCTTTTCGGGTGACGTAGTACCTATGCCGACAGAGCCGCTAGAGTCGATGGCCAGAGCTGCACCACCGCCACTTGTGTAGAAAGAGGCGATGTTGTTACTCGCAGCGCCTGTGACTAGTAATCCTGTTGTTCCTGACCCTGCTACCGAGTGAAGGGTTGCGGCTGGCGAACTCGTACCAATGCCCACGTTGCCCGAACTGTTGATAGACATTTTAACGTCAGTACCTGCCGAACCTTTGATGAAATCCAAGCCGTAGCTGTTTGTGCCGGAGGTCGGATTTGACCGCATTCGCCAAGTGGAGCCACTGGTTATATCTATCTCTGCGGCTGAAGAACCTGCGTTGTTTTTTGCTCGGATTGAGCCTTCCACATCTAAGGTTTTGGATGGCGAATTAGTACCAATACCCACATTACCGTCATAGGTGATTCGCATTTTCTCATCTAATGCACCCACAGCACTTGTTTCAAACGCCAGACCTGAAGATATATTAGTTCCTGAGTTTACTTCTGCGATTGATCTGATCTTTCCTACATTTTGCATTACTCCATTATTTCTTTCAGCCTGAAATTTAATGGCGGGGCCGAATCCAGTAGTTGTTGTCCCAGTGGATAAAGCAGTAAGTGTCAACATATCCACTTCAGAGTTTGTAGTAGAGTCGTTTGACTGTATGTGAAGTAAACTTGTTGATGCGGTAGTACCAATACCGACGTTGCCGTTGCTGGATATGCGCATACGTTCACCTGAGGTGCCAGCATTAAATGCTAAGTATCCGCTACCAGTCCAATTAAACGCCATTGATCCTGAAGCTGGTTGACCTATGCCTACGTCATTTAAAACGCCGCCTTGGTCTTGTAACTTGATGCGATAAAAGTTCTCACTGTCTGCTGCACCGTATACAGTCTTTCCGAAAGATAGTGGTGCACTCGGTGTAGTATTACCAATACCCACATTTCCGCTTGAGTCGATGCGCATGCGTTCTGTGTCATTAGTGCCAAGAATAAGTGAGCCAGATGTATACTGCTGCATCATGCTCATATCGTATGGGAATACGTTATTGAAGTATATCTGCCCGTAAGTTGTGCCGCTGTTTTTAAAGTTAACGCCTGTTTCAATAGCACCTATCCCATCTACCGATAGCTGATCCATTGTGGTGCTAGAGAAAAAGTGCCCCTTAGTGGCTGGCGAACTCGTACCAATACCCACGTTACCGTTGTCTTGTATATGCAAATAATCGTGGGTTAAAGTGCCACTGTCGTTTGTTTTACCGAAGAGTAAATCATGAGTATTGTCGATATACGCAGCCCAGTTTTTAGAGCCTACGCCTCCATCGCTTCTTTCCCAAATGAGCTTTGCAGGAGCAGAACCTGTTCCCGAAATATGTAGCTTTCCGTAAGGCGAACTCGTACCAATACCCACGTTGCCTGAGCTGTCTATGCGTAGGCGTTCTGAGCCGTTACCAGTACCAAACTGAATTATTTTAGCATCTACTTTCAAATCGCCATAATCAGATATTGCTCTATCGTAGGCTTGAATGTAACTAGTAGTGCCAGCAGCAATTTCTACACCATGCTGACCTGTTCCTTCAGCTACAACAAACTTATTTGCAGGACTACTAGTACCAATACCCACGTTGCCAGTGTCTCGGTCAATTGCGAGCTTGGTGCCTGCGTCATTTTGGATCTTGAAGTTATTATCAGACGTGTCATCATTGCGGATAGTCCATGTCTCAGTCGTGTTCTTAAGCTCCAATGCTGTACTGTCACTGGAGGAAGAAGCTGTTGCTCGAATGTAAACATTACCAGACCCAGTAACTTCTAGCTCTCGCTGTGGACTACTAGTACCAATACCCACGTTACCGCCATCCTTCAAGAATAATTGGTAATAATCATCTGAGCTTCCTCTAAGTTCAAGATTCCCTGTGGTGGAAGTAATTAAGGCACTGTTATTACTATTACTGTTGGTAATTATGGTCTTATTGCTTGTCAGTTGCTCCGCAGACGCATCCCAGAAGAACTTAGGCGTTGTGCCTGTGTCCTCGTAGAAGGATATGTCGCCGTTTTCCGCAATCTGCATCCGTGATTTGCCATTGCGTTTCCAGATGTGCTTATTAACCCCTGCGCCAGCACCTGCATAAATCACATCGTTATTACTGTCAAACTGTAGTAGATTACGCGCATTACCTCCCGTGTCCTCAAACGAGATTATATCGCCATTGCCTAGCGCCAAACCATCAGCAGTAACCGTGCCGCTAAAATCAGCACCCGAATTAAATGTAGCCTTGCCTGCATCCGACATATCAAGGGTGAGGGCTGTAATGGTTAGATTATCGTCTTTGCCTTTAAATTTTATATCAGCATTATTAATTTGTGATAAAAGAGTTAACTCACCGGAAATTCGTGAAACAATCCTTCCGCTTTCTACCCCACCATCTTTAAATAAAATATCTCCACCATCAGCATCAATAGTAATATCACCTACTGCATCAATTGTAAAAACATCTGTAGCTGTAAGAGTAGAACCATCTATTGTAATGTTATCTACAGTAAGCGAATCCATCGTGGCTGTGCCAGTAACGTCTAAGGCTGTAGCTGGCGAGCTATTTCCAATGCCCAAGCGTTCAGCACTAGCGTCCCAGAAGAACTTAGGCGTTGTGCCTGTGTCCTCGTAGAATGAGATGTCTCCAGTAGAATGATCTAGCAGCAAACGAGTTTTTGGGCTAGAACCGTCATCATCAACTGTTTGAATATATAAATCACCACCACCATTGTCAAAGCGTGTGTTAAGGTCTGTAGTGTCTGTTTCATACATGGTTAGCGTAGGATTAGCGTCACTTATGATGATGTCATCCGCCGTCACTGTGCCACCAAAAGTAGCACCCGAATTAAACGTAGCCTTGCCCGCATTCGACATATCCAATGTAAGGGCTGTAATGGCAGAACTTCCATCTATCCCTTGAAAGATAATGTCTTTGTCTGCGGCAGGGTTCTTGATATAGAAGTTTTGCTGAGAGCTAAAGAACTGACCCCAATTACTTCCTGCGTCCGCTAAAGTTATGTATGTGCCATCAACATCGATTGTTAAATTTCCTGCAATATCAAGAAGCATTGACGTATCGGAAGCTATTTCATGTCCGTCTATTGTAATGTTATCTACAGTAAGCCCATCAGCCGTGACTGTGCCTGTAACATCGATGCCTGTGGAGGTGGTGGCTAGCTTGGTAGAACCTGCATGAGTGATCTCTACTTCTGCATTTTGTTTAGCAACTAAAGCATTAACGCCACCTGAAGTGGTTTGTATTCTGAAATCACCAGTAGTTTCTCTCAGCCTTGCATGACTACCATCATGGTAAATCCGTAGGTCATCATCAGAACCAAACTTAGCCTTGACGTTATCATCAAAGTCCAAGTCGCCCGTTAGTGTGCCGCCAGCTAGGGGTAGCTTGTTGGCTGTATTATTCTCAGAGACTAGCGCAGCGGCGGCTGAGTCAGAGGCGGCTAGTGCAGATGCGCTTGCTTCACCTGCTTTGGTGGTTGCAATACCTGCTTGAGTGGTTGCAATACCTGCTTGAGTGGTTGCTGTGCTGGCCTGTGTGGTCGCTGTAGAGGCCTGTGTGGTTGCTGTAGAGGCACTTGAAGCCGAGGCTGTGGCACTTGAAGCTGCGTTAGTTGCGCTTGTGCTGGCTTCGCTGGCTTTGGTAGTAGCCGTTGAGGCTTGAGTCGTGGCTGTTGAGGCAGAGGTTGATGCGTT